GCTGGACAAGGTGGCTGGACATGACAATACTCCAAGACAAATTCATTGAACATTATGTACTGACTGGCAATGCCAAGCAGTCAGCTATCCATGCGGGTTATTCAGAGAAGACAGCCAAAGTTAGAGGCTCACAACTAAAGGCGCAGTTTAAAAATGAAATACGCGAAGCTACTCAGAAACTACTTGCAGACAAAGTACCTGCTGGTTTACGCTGGCTTAGTGAACTGGCTGAATCAGCTGAGTCGGAATCGGTTAGGCTCGGTGCTGTCAAAGACCTCCTTGACAGGGCTGGACTTAAACCCGTCGAAAAAATCGAAACAACAACCATAGAGTCAATGTCGAAAGAGGATATAGAAAGGGAATTAGATGCCCTCCTCAAGCACTAGAGCTTTAGAACTTCTACGGGAGTTAAGGCAACGGGAACGCTATAACCGGATAAATTCCTATGATCCCTACCCTTACCAGCAGAAGTTCCACGAGACAGGAGCAGAATCCAATCAGCGACTGTTAATGGCTGCTAACCGTATAGGTAAATCCTACTGCGGTAGTATGGAGCTTTCTTATCACCTAACTGGGTTGTACCCAGAGTGGTGGAAAGGGCGGGTATACCACCAACCCATCATAGCATGGGCAGGTGGAGTCTCCAACGAAACCACTAGAGACATTGTACAATATGAGTTACTGGGTTCCCCTGATGATCCTGAAGCATTCGGATCGGGTACCGTTCCAAGAAATTATATAATAAAGACCGAACGGAAACCCGGTGTACCTAATGCTAAATCTGTTGCTCTTATAAAGCATGTCAGCGGTGGGAACTCTTCTTTATTCTTCAAAGCCTATGAGATGGGTGTAGAGAAGTGGCAAGGACGCAGCGTAGACTGCATTTGGCTAGACGAGGAACCCAGTAGAGACATTTATTCTCAGGCTGTTACCCGTACACTGGATCGCAGAGGCATGGTGTATATGACCTTTACGCCCGAAGCAGGGATGACAGAAACCGTTGCGTCCTTTATGAACAACCTACAACCCGGTCAGGCGTTGGTAAATGCTACCTGGGATGACGCATCTGAGACAGTAATGTCGCAGATGGGACAGAAAGGACATCTGAATGAGGATGTCATGCAGCAGATTCTGTCCAGTTACAGTCCTCACGAAAGGGAAATGAGGCGATATGGCAGACCATCCATTGGTTCTGGCCTTATATTCCCCATAAATGAAGAGAATTTAATGACTGATCCTGTCCATATAGAGGATCATTGGCCTAGAATAGCAGCAATAGACTTCGGATGGGACCATCCTACGGCAGTTGTATGGTGTGCTGTTGACCGTGACGAGGAAACCTTCTATGTCTACGACTGTTACAGAATGTCTAAGGCGTCACCCGCAGTTCACGCTCAAACTATACGGGGTAGACCTCATTTTATCCCCATTGCTTATCCCCATGATGGCAATAGACGAGACTCTATGGGCAATCCTGGTCTTGCTGACCAGTACCGCAACTTAGGTTGTAATATAATGTTGGATCATTTCACCAATCCTCCCGCATTAGGGGAGAATAAGGGTGGTAATAGCATAGAAGAAGGTATCATGGCTATGCTTCAAAGCATGGAAAATGGCAAATTCAAGGTGTTTTCTACGCTCTCAGACTGGTTTGAAGAGTTCAGAATGTACCACAGGAAAGGCGGGAAAGTGGTTGCGTTAAGGGATGATATCATGTCTGCAACCCGTTATGCGTACCAATCACAGCGATTCGCCGTATCTGGTAAAGACCCGACATGGACGAAGGATATAGAATACAGAAATTATGGCATCATCTAAATTAACAGACGAAGAACTTATCTCCAGAATAAATAGTGAGATAGCTGATTCTATTGGCTATAACGATACTGTTTCCGATCAGCGGGAAAAGGCTATGGAGTATTACTATGGCCTCCCTTTAGGTAATGAAGTTGACGGGAGAAGTCAGTATGTAGACTCCTCAGTCATGGATACTATCGAATGGATCAAGCCTTCTCTTATGAGAGTGTTTGCCAGTGGCGACGAGATGGTTACATTCGCTCCACACGGACCTGAAGATGTGGAAGCTGCCAAGCAAGCTACAGATTATGTAAATTATATCTTCACGAAAGATAATCCCGGTTGGGAAATTCTCTACACCTGGTTCACAGATGCTCTCCTACAGAAGAATGGCATTGTCAAATGCTGGTGGGACGAGTACGAAGACTGGAACAGGGAAGAGTATAACGGTCTTGATGAACAGGAGTTCAACGCTCTTGTCATAAGTCCTAGTATAGAGGTTGTAGAACATACACCTTATCAAGATGACTATGGGATGAAACATGATGTTGTCCTATCTCGTCAGTCTTATGTCGGTAAAGTCAGGATAGAGAATGTACCGCCAGAAGAGTTCCTGATCTCCAGAGAAGCCAAGTCTATCGCAGATGCAAGATTTACCTGCCATAGAGTATTAAAGACTTTATCTGAGTTAAGGATTATGTATCCTGATGAAGACCTTGATCCTCAAGAACTTGGCAGTGGCGAAGATATGCACGCCTTTGATGAGGAGAGGCTTGCAAGATTCCAGTTCGATGATTCCAGAGGACTACCCTGGAGTGACGGTAATATGAACTCTGAGGATGACTCGTTGCAAACTTACTGGCTGCACGAATCATTCATGCGTATGGATTATGACGATGATGGCATTGCAGAGTTAAGGAAGGTCTGCTCTGTTGGTCAGAAAGTATTAGCCAACGAACCTATTGACCGTATACCGTTTGTCAGTCTTACTCCTGTAAAGATTCCGCATAAGTTCTTTGGCATGTCCATTGCTGATCTTGTTATGCCGATTCAGGAAATCAAGAGTGTCCTGATGCGTAACCTTATGGATAACATGTACAACCAGAACTTCGGTCGGTATGCCGTCCTTGAAGGTCAGGCGAATCTTGATGACCTCTTGACGCAACGCCCAGGTGGTGTAGTCAGGGTTAAGTCACCGAATGCTATCATGCCTTTGGCTACCCCACAGTTAGAGCAGTCATCTTTCTCCATGCTCGACTATCTTGACAATCTTAGAGAATCAAGAAGTGGCGTAAATAAATTCAGCCAAGGCTTGAATGAAAATGCTTTAACTTCTCATACTACGGCTACTGCCGTTGCTGCAACAATGACAGCAGCGCAGTCAAGAGTAGAGTTGATCGCAAGATGTTTTGCGGAAACTGGTGTTAAAGAACTAATGAAAACTATTTATGAACTCGTCCTGAAGAATCAGGATCACCAACGAGTCATAATGCTCAGAAATAAATGGATTCCTGTCCGGCCCGACATGTGGAAAGACCAGTACGATTGTACTGTTTCCGTAGGTATCGGGAATGGCAACAGGGATCAACAACTTATGCACCTCACAACTATGTTACAGTTTGCTGGGGATGCGATGCGTGGTGGCTTAAAGATTGTCAATGAAAAGAATATGTACAACATGGGAGCAGCACTCATAAAGAATATGGGCTTCCAGAATGTTGATGATTTTCTTACCGATCCAGATTCTGTGCCACCTCAACCTGATCCAAGAGAACAGATGGAACAGGCAGAACTGCAATTAAAACAGAAAGAACTAGAGATTAAAGCTGCTGACATACAAGTCAAACAAATGAAAATCCAACAGGACGCTGCCGAAGCACAGGTCGACGCGCAACTAAAGGTTGCAGAATTGAAACTGGAAGCTGAACAAGGCAGAGGTGTAGCACTTGGATAAAGAACTAAGAGAAGCTAAAGCAAAATCACTACTTTCTGACGAACTATTTAATGAAGCGTTTACCACGCTTGAAACAGATATCAAAGATACTTGGTACAGAACGAGTCTCAATGATACCGAAGCCAGGGAGCAAGCCTGGTTATCCCTAAGACTTCTTGAGCGGATACGTCTACATCTAACCAGTATTATAGAATCTGGAGATATGGCGAGGAAACTTGGGAAACATCAACTATAGGAGAATAAAATGGCGGATACTCAAACGAATCCCCACGTTGTCGAACAACATCCTGTTACAGGTCCAGCTAGTATTGGAGCAGCACAGGAGGCACTTCTAGGATTACTGGACTCAGAAGAGCAGCCAGCCAAAGAAGAGCAACCGTCTGAAGAAACTCAAGACGTAGAGGCATCTGATGAAGCAATTGAAGATTCTGAAACTGAAGAAGTCGAAGAAGAGGAAGAATCTGAAGATGTTGATGATGATGAATCTGAAGAATCCGAGGAAGAAGAAGTTGAAGATGAGGACGAAACGGACTCCACAGTCTATACTGTAAAGGTAAACGGACAAGATGTGGAAGTCTCCGAAGACGAACTCATCAAAGGCTACTCTCGCCAACAGGATTATACGCAAAAAACGCAACAATTAGCTGAATACAAGAGACAACTTGATGGTGCTGCACAACAGTTCCAACAGGAGTTGGCTAATACTCAGCAAGTTCGCGCGCAATACGTTGACGCTCTAGCTACAGCTATTGAAGGTAATTATACCCATCTCCAGCAGTTTGCTAATATTGACTGGGAACGGCTTAAAACCGAAGACCGTGAAGAGTATCTGACTAAGCGTGACGATTATCGTCAGGCACAGGAAGGTATCGAGCAGTTGAAGGTACAAGCTGGTCACGCTCAACAGCAGCAACAGCAGGAAATGCAAGTTCAACACCAGCAGTTGTTACAGGAAGAACACGCCAAGATGGTAAGTATCTTACCGGAATGGAATGATCCTGATACACAGAGAGCGATAGCAAAAACTATTTCGGAGTTTGCCTTAACAAAAGGTTATACTCAGGAAGAACTGTCGCAACTGGTGGATCACCGCTCTATACTTGTTCTTATGCAAGCTAAGGCTTATGAAGATATGACTCGGAAACAGCATGAGGTTCGTGCTAAGAAGGTCAAGAATAAGCCGAAGGTTGTGAAGACAAAAGCCAAGCGGGAGAAAGCTGAACTAAGCCAGGGCAAACGTAAAGCAAAACTCAAACGTCTTCGGAGTACAGGCCACGTCGATGACGCAGCTTCGTTACTAGAAGATTTACTTAAATCCTAATAAGGAGAAACAATAATGGCAATTGCTACTAATACGTCACTTACGTATAGTTCCGTTGCGATTCGTGAAGCCTTATCTGACGTGATCTATAATATCGCGCCTATGGATACCCCATTTATGTCCGGTTGCTCCAAACAGACGGTAGATAATACTTTCTTTGAATGGCAAGTCGACTCTATTACTGCTGGTGCAGTTAATAGAAACATAGAAGGCGACGACAGCATTGCTGCTGACGCCAGGGTACTCCCAACGCGACTTGGAAATTACTGCCAGATAGCGCAGTACGTGAATCAAACTTCAGGAACTGACGAAGTTGTCAATTATGCCGGTCACGGCAAACACCAGGCTTACCAGTTGGCTAAAAATGGCAAGCGCATGAAGAGAGACATGGAAGTCATGTTGCTTCAGAACATCGTAAGAAGTGCTGGCAGTTCAACTGCTGCTCGCGCATCCGCTGGTGTTCCCGCTTGGCTCGCTACCAACTATGTGTCAATGAATCCGACATCGGGTTCTCCGGCTGCTGGTGCAACGGGTACGACTGCGATGACAGAATCTACTGCTACTGCTTCTATTACGGAAGCTGGCATCAAGAATGTCATCAAAGACACCTATGAAGCGGGTGGTTCAGCAGATTTAATTCTGTGTCCGCCTACCATCAAACAGGCTATTTCCGACCTGGCACAGTCTGTATCGTCTCTTCGTACTAATACGAAAGGTGATGCACCTGCCCATGTTGTGGCTGCTGTCGATGTATATGTGTCCGATTTCGGAACGTATCGCATCGTTGCTGACCGTAACATGCACAGTTCAGAGCATGTCTTTTTCTTAGACATGGACTTCTGGGCTATTGGTTGGTTACGACCTTTCCAGACTGTCGAACTTGCGA